ACTTTATCTAGCTTAGGTTTTTCAAGTAAAGCATTTAGAGTTTTATCTATGACATTTAGAGAAGATTATACTATTGATCTAAACTTAGTAGAATATCAAGCATCACATTACACTTTCGCAACCAAAGGAGAAGTCGCTAGTACACCATCAACAACATTACCCAGCCCATTTACTATACAGCCACCATCTGCAATTACATTATCAGATGAGATGATTGAATATGCTGATGGAATTGTAATTACAAGATTGAATATAGATATTACCGCAAGTACAGACCAATTTGTTCAATATTATCAAGTAGAAGCTAAAAAAAGTGATGAGAGTAATTTTAAAATCATATCAAGCGGTTCACAATTAAAACATGAATTTTTAAATGTAATAGATGATGCTACTTATGATGTAAGGGTAAAAGCAATTAACACTTTTAATGTATCGTCTAGTTTTATTTCAGCATCAAGAAAAATTATAGGTGCAACAGAAACACCAGCAGATATTGACGATTTATCTGTATCTTTAGTTGGTTCAAACCAAATGGAGTTATCTTGGACTCCTGTAAGTGATTTAGATATATCTTGGTATGAAATAAGGTATCAAAATGTTTTAAGTGGTGCTACTTGGAACGAAAGCACACCATTGACTAAAGTTGTTAGAAGAAAATCTAATACAGCTACAATTAATGCTATTACAGGTTCTTTTCTAATCAAAGCAGTTGATAAGCTTGGAAATGCAAGTGCTAACGCATCTATAGTAACAACAAATATATCAGGTTTAAATAACTTTGTAACAACACAAACATTTAGTGAGTAAATATGGCAGATTTTTTAGGAACAAGAGATAATAATGTTGCAATATCAACAGATAACGCAAATAGGAAAGTTCTTATTTTAGACACAATTACAAATTTTGATGATGGTGTAGGAAACATAGAATCAGCAGAGGGTTTATTTGATTTAGGTGGTACTGACTCCACATCTAATCCTACAAATTTCAATGGAAATATTGAGTCATCAGGTTTTTATACATTTGCAAACACGCTTAGTTTAGATGCTATTTATGATGTAACTTTAGGTGCAAAGGTAGGTATGAGTTCAGAAGATGAATATGACTTATTTGATTCAGGTAGAGGTGCAACATTATTTGAGGATGCTAAAGCACCTTTTGATGGTTCTCCTGAGGTTCAAGCTGGAGCAGAAATACAAGTAGGGTCACATGATACAGATATTAATGCTATAACAAGCTTTAGAAAAATAGCACAACAAACAACTATTAAAGGTAGATTTTTTAAATTTAGATGTAAATTAACTTGTGAAAATGCAAAGGTAAGATCAAAAATACACGATCTTCAATTTAGTGTTAATTTTGAAAAAAGAACAGATACAGGAGAAGATATTGTAGCTTCAGCATCAGGAGAAACTGTTACTTTTAACAATTCATTTTTTGCAATTCCAAGTATATCTGTTGCTGGTCAAGGTATGGCTGTTGGAGACTTTTTTACAATATCATCTAAGACCAAAAATGGTTTTACAATACAATTTTTTAATAGTAGTAATGTTGGTATAAGTAGAACATTTGATTATCAAGCACAGGGTTTTGGCTTGAAATCTTAGTGTTTTTTAAATATAAGGATTAATTATGGCACAAGTTTCAGATGTAGTATTAGATAATCAGGGTTTTGCTTCTTTTAGAACAGAGTTGAATAATATTATTGGAGCATTAAACTCAACACACAAAGGAAATTCAAGACCATCATCTGCTGTCGCTGGAAGTATTTTTGTGGATGATGCTACAACAAATGTGCTTAAAGTAAAAATATTTGATGGCTCTGATGATGTAGAGTTATTTCAAATTAACACAACAACTAATGTAGTAACAAGCACAATGTCAGTTACAGGAACAATATCTGAAACAGACCCAAATGCTTTACCATTAGCAATAGCATTAGGATAAGGAGAATTAATGCCGAATACATTTAAAGTTAAAACTAATGATGCTATGCCATCAAGTTCAGGCGTTGCTGATACTTTATACACAGGAAAAACATCAACAACTACAGTAGTTATTGGGTTGATTCTTTGTAATGTTCACTCAACATCAGTTACAGCTTCAGTAAAACTAGAATCAAATACATCTGATACAGAAACAAACCAAACTGTTTTTTTAGTAAAAGATGTTTCTATTCCATCAGGCAGTTCATTAGAACTTTTATCAGGTGGTAAAGTAGTTATTCAAGATACTGATGTTTTAAAAATTGATTGTTCAGTTTCAGCGAAGATTGATGCAACATTAAGCATTTTAGAAATTACATAGGATTTATTATGGGATTTATAGGAAGAACTGTAGCACCTCTGCCGATTAGTGTTAATGATGTTCCTGATTTACCTACATCGAAAATTACAAGTGGAACTTTTGCCGATAGCAGAATTTCCGCATCAAGCGTTACTCAATATGCAAGTGATTTTGATGACAATAAAATAATAAACGATTTATCAACTCTAGGATTAAGAGTACACACACAAGAAAACTTAAATGTTTCAAACTCAAACTCAGCGAGTTTTGATGTATTCAATGACGCAAATGGTGTTACAAATTTTACTAACGCAACAAGAAATAGTGTTAATGAGTATTGTTCCACTGAAACTGTATCAGGAACAGCAGAGGGTATTGACTATCAAAATATGACACCATCAAGTTATCAATTTACATTAACAGGTACTTGGGATGGGGGTGCGCAATCATCATTTACAAATATTTACGCTAGTTATTATGGGGAAACTGAGGGTATTGCAACAAATTCTTTATGGGCTTATTCAAACACAACTCCTAGTTCAAGTCAAGTATGGACAATTGATTATAAAGAAACAAAAAATTTTGGTGGCAGTATTGCCTTTGGTGGTATGGACTACACAGCTTATGTTACACAATGGAAAATTGAATATAGTTCAGATAATGTTAATTATACAGCAGTTGATATGTCAGGTGCTTCGCATGGAGCAAATGCTAAATCTCCTAATGGACAACTTAAAACTTTTTCAAGTGGTACAAATGCTGGAGTTGTTAATTTTACAGGTTCGGCTGGTGGTTATGAAAATTGGATGGTTAGAGTTGATGATGTTCCATCTTTTAGTGCTAGATACATTAGATTACAAATGTTGGCTAGAAATACAGGATCTTATTATGGGTTATCTATTTTTGAACCTTACCATTATCCATCAGTAACAAATGCAACAGGATCATTTGAGGGTGTTGCTATAACAGCACCAACAGCCACAACAAGTATGGGTGCAGTAATTACATATCAAGATGCTGGTTCAGGATCTAATACTTTAAATACCGATATAGTTATGAAACTGTCGGCTGATAATGGAAGTAATTATTCCACAGCTACACTTACTGCTTTACCTGATTTTGCTAGCGGTATCAAAATGGCAAAAGTGAATGACCTAACTGTTACAAGTGGAACACAATTAAAATACAAGTTTGAATTTGCTAATCAAGGTGCATCTAAGTTAGCAAGAATTAGGGGAGTATCGTTACAATATTAATATGGCATTAACAAAAGTATCATCATTGGGAGTACAATCAGGAGTGGGTGGCACAGATTGGCAATCTGTGGTTACTGCATCAACTTTAAATGCAGAATCAGGTAAAGGCTATCCAATAGACACTTCGTCAAACACTTGCACAATAACAATGCCATCCAATCCTAATGTTGGAGATGTTATTGTATTTATGGATTATGCAAGAAATTTTGGAACAAATAAAATTATTATAAATCAAAACTCAAAAAATTTTCAAGGTTTCACATCTCCAAACCCTGAATATAATACAGATGGTCAATCAATCACTTGTGTTTATATTAATGCTACTAAAGGTTGGATTCCACAAGTTGATGATGATGTTACTGATGAAGTTCCACAACCTTACTCAGCATCTTTTTTAGTTATTGCTGGTGGTGGTGGCGGTGCTTACTTTTATGGCGGTGGTGGCGGAGCTGGTGGTTACAGAAACTCTTACGCATCTGAAACATCAGGTGGAGGAGGTTCTACTGAATCTACTTTAACTTTTAATATAGGAACAGTTTATACAGTTACAGTTGGAGGTGGAGGTGCTGGTACATCAGGAAGTCCTAGCTCAAATAATAATGGAACATCAGGAACAAACACTTCTTTATCAGGGAGTGATATTACCACAATTACATCCATTGGTGGTGGAGGTGGAGCTGGTGGAAGCTCAGGTGGTCTAGCCGCTTTGGATGGTGGATCAGGCGGAGGTGGGGGAGGATCAGGCTCATCATCTGCTGGCGGATCAGGAACAGCTAATCAAGGATATGATGGCGAGACAGTTTCCGCTAATGATCCAGGGACAGGTGGTGGAGCTGGTGGAACAGGTGCTACAGGGGGAGCTGGATTAGATTCTTCTATCACAGGTTCGTCTGTAAATAGATCTAAAGGAGGAAATTCTGCTCCTGTAACAGCAAACACAGGTAATGGAGGTAATAGTGATGGTGGTAATGGTCAGTCAGGAGTTGTTATTTTAAGAGTTCCAACTGCAAATTACACAGGGACAGTATCAGGAAGTCCAACTGTTACAACAAGTGGATCAGATACAATAATGTTATTTACAGGATCAGGGAGTTACACAGGATAATGGCACATTTTGCAAAATTAGGAACAGGAAATATTGTTGAAGAAGTAGTTGTCGTAAGTAATCAAGTTATTACTGACAATGATGGTAACGAAAAAGAACAATTAGGTGTAGATTTTTTAAATAATTTATATGGTACAAGGGATGTTTGGAAACAAACATCTTATAATGGTAATTTTAGGAAAAATTTTGCTGGAATAGGTTATAAATATGATAAAGAAAGAGATGCTTTTATAGATCAAAAACCTTATCCATCTTGGATATTAAATGAAGATACTTGTAAATGGGAAGCACCTATTGAATATCCTGATGATGGTAAAAATTATGATTGGAACGAAACAAATCAAACTTGGGATGAAATAGAATAATGTCGTACATCGGATCAACACCAGCAACAGGAAACTTTGTAAAATTAGATGCAATAACTACAAGTTCAACTAATACATACAACTTGTTAAAAGATAGTGTTGCATTTACACCTGAATCTGCAAATCACATGATCGTATCTTTAAATGGTGTTATTCAAGCACCATCAACATCTTTCTCTGTTTCAGGAAGTCAAATAACATTTATTCCAGCTTCAGGCACATTATCTAGTTCAGATACAATAGATTTTATTTTAGTTTTAGGAAATGTTTTAGATATAGGAACACCAAGCGATGACACTATCTCAGCATCTAAATTACAAACAGATTCAGTAATAGAAGCAAAGATTCAAAACGATGCAGTAACAAGAGATAAAATAAATGCTATATCAACTTCATCATTACCAGCTTTTGAAGCAAAAGGAACATCAGGCGATACAGATGGTTATATACAATTAAATTGTGAATTAAATACACATGGAATAAAATTAAAATCTCCACCTCATAGTGCTGGTCAATCTTATACTTTAACTTTCCCATCTACTGCTCCAGCGACAGATAAATTTTTACAAACAAATTCATCAGGAGTTTTAAGTTTTGCTGATGCTGGTGGAACTATTGTAAAATTAGCGTCAGGCACTTTTAGCAATAATAGTTTATCCTTTAATGGATATTTTTCTTCTGATTATTCTCATTATAAAATAATTTTAACTGATGTTGTTCCAGCCGCCAACAACTATGATATTTCAATGAGATATAGAATATCAGATGCAGATGTAACAACTTCTGATTATAATAATGTTGGACAACATGGTGCAATACAAATGGGTGTATCATCTACAGATGGAACATCTAATCAAACAAATACAGATAAGTTTATATTGCAACAAGGTTATGCAGTATCTAATGCAAGTAATTTATGTTTAAATGCAGAATTAACTATTTTTAACCCTCTCAGCACATCTTTATACAAACATTATCATTATAAAAGTTCTTGCCATTATTCCTCAGAAACAGGATATTGGGTAACATCAACAGGGGGTGGTTATTATGATGCTAATACAACTGCTTTAAGTGGATTTACAATTTTTAGTTCTGCTGGGAATATTGCATCAGGTAATGTTTATTTATATGGAGTAAAAGCATAATGAAAAAAATAGTTATAAAACCAACAGGTATTGAAGAATTACAATTAACATCAGAAGAAATTGAACAAAAAGAAAAAGATAAAGAAAATGCAAAAATTGAATTACAACAATTAAAAGATGCACAAGAAGAAAAAGAAAATAATAAGGCATCAGGCAAACAAAAGCTTAAAGATTTAGGATTAGATGACGATGAGATTAATGCTCTACTAGGAGTCTAAAATGCAACTTTCCAAACATTTTAAATTAGAAGAATTTGAAAAATCATCTACTGCCATTCGGCATGGGATAGAAAATAAAGCTGGTTCAGGAGAAATAAAAAATCTTACTGATTTATGTTATGCAATATTAGAACCTGTACGAGCAAAGTTTGAAAAACCAATAATTATTACTTCAGGTTATCGTACAGAAGCCTTGTGCGAAATTTTGAAATCAAGTAAATCCAGCCAACATACAAAAGGTGAAGCTGTTGATTTTGAAATAGCTGGTGTATCTAATTTGCAAGTAGCTTTATGGATTCAAAATAACTGTGATTTTGACCAATTAATTTTAGAATTTTGGAAAGAGGGAGAGCCTAATAGTGGTTGGGTTCATTGTTCTTATAAAGATGGTTCTAACAGAAAACAAGTTTTGACTTATTCAGGTAAAGAATTTAAAAATGGATTACCTGATGCCAAATGGTCAGGTGGTAAATTTGCTAACTAAGGAGAAACAATGCTAACAAAGAAACAAAAGAAACTTCCAATGGCTTTACAAAAAGCTATTATGAAGAAACAAAAGAAAACTAAAAAAACTAAAAGGAGAAAATAATATGCCTTATCATTATGGACATGGAAAAGATAAGAAAAGAAAGAATAAGCCTAAGAAAAGTAAAATGGGTAAAAGAAGAAAAAAAAGATAATGGTCAAAGTTGCTTCTATTACAGGAATAATTAAAGGTTTAAAACCAAGACAACAAAAAACTATGAAAGCACACGCAAGACATCATAGTTTGAAACACATGAGAAGCATGGCTAGGTCATTGAAAAAAGGAAGCACTTTTGCTTCTGCACATAACAAAGCTATGAGGAGTGTAGGTAAGTGAGTGGATTTACAACAACATCAACTCTAGCTGTATTGTTAGATAAAAGACCAATGCGTAAAAGGAGAAGAAGTGGCAAAAAAAAGAAAAAGAAGAAAAGTACCAAAAGATAAAGCAACTGATCTACCTAAAAAATACCTATCAGGATTAAAAGGTGGCAAAAGATCAGCTAGAGCAAGTTTAATAAAAGCTATGTCAGAAGCTTATAAAAAAGGTCAAAGAATACCAAGATCAATGTTTTTAGCGAGGTACAAATAATGGCTGTAAGAAGACGACCACTATCTGCAAGAGTTGTTTCTATACTTAGAGCAAAAGCTAAAGGTAGAAAGAATATTACACTAGGTATGCTTAAAAAAGTATATCGTAGAGGACAAGGTGCATTTTTATCTTCAGGTTCAAGACCACGAACATCAATGCAAAGTTGGTCGCTTGGCAGGGTCAACTCGTTCCTCAGAGGGTCAAGAAAACATGATCTTGATTTAAGAAGAAAAAGTCGTAAAAGAAAATAATGAAAACTAATAAAGAAAAATTTGTAGAGATTGATGGAAGAATAAAATTAGTAAATCAAAAAATTGATTTAATAATTAAAAATCATTTACATCACATGAAAAAAGACATTGATAGAATTTTATATTCTCTTGGTGCAATCGGTCTATTGGTTTTAGGTCAATTACTTTACTTACTCACGAAATAGTTGTATTAAGACTTATATGATTTATAAGTCAGTTTTAATAATTAGCGATACTCATATTCCATATCATGTTCCTGAATTAATGGACTTTCTTAAATTACTTAAAAAAAAATATAAACCTGACAGAGTAATACATATTGGAGACGAAGTAGATAAACACGCTATGTCATTTCACGATAGCGACCCTGATTTACCTAGTGCTGGAGATGAATTAAAATTATCAATACCTGTTATACAAGAACTAGAAAAAATGTTTCCTAAAATGGATTTATTAGACTCTAATCATGGAAGCTTAGTTTATAGACGAGCATATAAACATGGCATACCAAAAGCATACATAAAAAAATACAATGATTTCTTACAGGTAGGTAAGGGTTGGAAATGGCACGATGATTTAGTTATAGATACACCACTTGGTAAAGTTTATTTTTGTCATGGTAAAACAGCAGATGTTTTAAAATTAGCACAATCTATGGGTATGTCTTGTGTTCAAGGTCATTATCATAGCCTGATGGGTGTAAGGTACTATGGAAACAGCTTAGGTCTTTATTTTGGACTCCAAGTGGGTTGTAGTATAGATTCTAAGAGTTTGGCATTTAGATATAACAAAGTACAAAAAGCTAGACCAATTATAGGGTGTTCGGTTATATATAATGGATTACCCATAATTGAGCCTTTTATTAAAGATAAGTCAGGAAAATGGGTCGGAAAGCTACTTTAAAGCCACAGAGAGCCACAGAGAGGGCTACTAAGAGACAAATAGGTGGTAACCATTATAAGCTTCCAATAAGCCCTTTAAAATTTATATTAGCAAATAAGCTTAACTTTGTAGATGGCAATATAGTTAAATATGCTGTCAGAAATAAAGATGGAGAAAGCTTAGAGCAAAAGTACAATAAGATAATCCATTATGCTGAACTTGGTAAAGAATTGTTGAAAAATAAAAAATAAGGAATATACGAAATGAATGAAACTAGCATATTTAATTTATTCAATTCTTATAGTATATTGGTCAACACTAATATTTTTAACAAATAATTATTTATAATATGTGGATGCACCTTTTAAAATTTGGCTTCAAAACAGGAGCAGAAATTTATAAAAACAGAAAAGAAGCAAAAGTCTTAGAATCTGTTGCTGAAAAAAAACAAATGCAAAGAGTTATTGATGGAGAGATTGAAATGGTTAAAACCATCAAAGAACATCAAGCTAATGATTGGAAAGACGAAATCGTATTAGTTTTAATTTCAATTCCATTATTAGTGTGTGCATATGGTATTTTTAGTGATGACCCAAATGTTATTGCAAAGCTAGATGCTTTTTTTGACCAAATAGATAGATTTCCTTTATGGCTACAAGGTTTAATTATTGGTGGTTATTCTAGTGTACTTGGAATTAAAGGTGTTTCAGCATTTAAGAAAAAGTAGTAATATGTCCGAATGGACATTGATGCAGTAATTATAGAAGTAGAATTTCAGTTAGAATCAGATTATCAACCTTTTGGACATTTTGTTTGTCTTAGATTTGTAGATCAGCTTCCAAATAGAAATAAATTAAATTCAATAATAAAAGATATGTCTAAGTTTCCTGATGTAAGAGTTGTTGATTATAATTATATTGTAAAACCAATAGATGAAACAACAGATATGACAGGATTAGAAATTACAAAACACTAGCGACCCACCAAGTCTCCCTGATGGGTCTATCTTTATGTAATGTAATTAAACCTTAGGGAGCAATATCAACATAAAGAATTTTGTTATCCATCTTGCTTACCAGCAAGTGTTAAATCTCTTTTTACTTCTGTTTGTCTAACAGATAAGTAACGATCTAAATTATTATACATAAGCTTTGCTTTTATTAGTTGGCTTTCAGCATGGGCATAGCTTTTAATTATTGTTTCATACTCAGGGTCAGTTCTAGCTTTATGTTCTGCTTCTCCAACTGTTTTTGTATCAAGTTTGTATTTTAAGAAAAGTTTACTAAATACTGCTTTCTTACCCTCATCTAATAAAATAACTTTTTCAGCCCACTCTGACCAATCATTAGAAGCTTCTGTCATTTTTCTATAAGCTTCTTTGCTATTTAAGTTCATTGTTTCCATTTCATCTCCTGTTGTATTACATATCTGAAAATACCTGTGGATGGGTCAAAGTCTATTTTAGAACATCCTATTAATAATAATAAAACAATAATTGATATTACAGCTATAACAAATTTATAAACTAACTTTGTATATTTACGATGTATAGGATAACCAAATATAATCATGGGTAAGACAACATTTCTTTAGCATCTTTTTTTAAATCTTGTATCTGTTTTGCTAATTTTTTATTATCTTCTTTTACTTCATCTAATTCTTTTCTAAGACTACCATTTAATTCTCTATGACTATTATTAGCATTTGTCATAGCTGTCATTTCAGCATCTTTCATATCAATAATATTTTTTAAATTATTTACTATGCTGTTAAGTGTTTCTATTTCTCTATCTTTAGTTTCTAATTGTTTGGTAAGATCTAATTTCCCTCTATCATCTTTTGTCATTAAAACTCCTGTTTAAAGTGTTGGGCAGTAGAGAGAGAAAACCACCCAACACATAACCTAAAAGTATATGTTATGAAAATATTATACTTAAACTGCTTACGCATTAATTTCTCTCTATCATAAAATTTATAAAAATCATAACTAATCATTTGTATCTGATTTGCTTTGATTTGAAAAACATTAAATATTCTCTTGTAAATTGTATGTAATCTTAAATAAGCTAGATTTTAAGCCATTATTTTATGGGTTGTAATTCAACCTTAATAATGCTTATATCTCTGTATATGTTAAATATAAAAAAAACAAATAACCTAAAAGGAGAAAACATGAAACATATAAATACAGTTGCAAATAAATTAGTTAAGTTTGCAAAAACAAAACCAAGTGAGAGTATAGATTTTCAATCTTACTTATCTGTTGCTGATCTAATAGAACATCATCAGTTTAGAGCAGTACAAATTTTACTTGCTGGTTTAGATAGCTACCCAAGAGATGAAATCTTAAACATAATTAAAACTGAAGATACAGTTTGGAATATTATGTTTAAGCCATTAGCAGATGGAGAGCCACTTGCTTTTTATGAAAATAAAACTTTAACTAATTAAGGAGAGAGCATAATGATAACTTGCACATTTTATTTACAAGGTAGAAATAAAACTTATTCAGGAGAGTCAATTAAAGATTGCGTAAATAAATTTAAAAAAAATTATTCTGAAGTAATCAAAGAGGTACACCAAGTTAAAATATATAATTTACTTGGCGAGGGTTCAGTAAATATTTTTTTAGGTAGTCCTCTTGATAAAAAAAACAAAGCATGGTTAGAAACAAATAAGGAGAGAGCAAATGGATAAACAACAAATAAGCGATCTACATTTAGCACAAGGAGAAGCTTGTGCTAAAGCTTACCCATCAAACAAAGCAAAAGGTTTGATTGATGAAAATGATTTAGTAAATTTTAATGGAGAGAAAGTTCCATACTATTTATTGAATCCTGAACTAACAGCTTTTAATGAGCCAAGAAGTAAAGCACCACATGATAGTGATGAGTGGTGGTTTGGCTTTTTAAAAAAACATAATATGATTGATTATGGAGATAAACCTAAAACAAATATCTTTGACAGCATTGTTGAATTTATTGTTGATAAGGAGAGAGAGTATAAATCTGAAGTAATCAATTATGTTAAGTCTAAAGACCAAATGGTCAAAACCAATGCTATTTCAAATCAGATAAAAAAGATGATTGATAATGGAATTTTAGAATCTGTTTCTCAATCAGGACAATCTGTTTTATCTAAAGGCAGATATTGGAATACGCATATTAACCTAAAAGGAGACAAATAATGTCTAATAGTAAAATATACTCTACTACTGAATACAATAAGTTTAAAAAACTTAGAGGTAATAGAGCAATCAACGAACTTCATGTTAGAAAGTTAGTTGAATCTATAAGAGAAAAGGATTTACAAATCCCAATTATTGTAGATGAAAATATGAATGTCTTAGATGGGCAACATAGATTAGAGTCTTACAAGATTGTTGGAAATCCAATATCTTATATAATAAAAAGTCAGTTTGAGTTGCAAGATGTTAGAAATGTAAATTCTGTTAATAGAAAATGGAATTTAACAGAATACTTAATGTCTTTCTGCAAACTTGGTAAAAAAGATTACCAACTCTTAGAGTGGTTTCATAGAACTTATGAGTTTGGCATAGTTGAATGTATTGCTATGTTGAATGGTAAGGGGTATTGCAACAGCACATCTAGGAAAGACTTTAAAAAAGGTCAATTTGTAATAGACAATTTAGAACAAGGTAAAACTTGGGCTAAAAATATAAATGCTTGTGGCGAGTATTTTGAATATTACAAAAAAAGATCATTTGTTCATGCTATGATTAGCTGTCACAAAGACAAGACTTTTAATTGGTCTATCTTTTATAAAAGACTACAAAACAACTCTAGTAAGCTTAAAAATCAAGCTTCCAAGAATGATTTTATAGTCAATATTGAAAGATTATATAATCATGGCACAGCAAATAAGTATAAGATCAGACTCGATCTTTACGATGATAAGAGGTAAATATGCCAAAATTAATCTTATCAATTAAGACTAGAAATAAGTCATTTAATTTGCTAGAACAAGTTTATAAAGACTTTGGGGTGGTTTTCCATCCCAAAGCTACTGTTAAATCAGTAGAAAACTTTATAAAGGAGAAAGCTGATGGAAAAAGCACTTCCGAAGCTTCAAGCCAAATACGACAAGGCAATAGTCAAGGAAAAGGACTTGTTGGAAAAGCTAAAGAAGATAAGGAACAACAAAAAATCATTAGCTTGGAAGATACATCAGACAAAGTATCATCCAGCTATGATCTAAAGAGAGAGGACAAAAAGTTATGAAAAAAATGTACTTAACGACAATAATCGTTTGCTCTTTTTTAAATGCCTGTGCCAAATATGTACCTGTTGTTGATACAGTAGGTAGGTCAGGAACATTTGACGAGTCTAGGGCAGAAAGAATATCTGACGATATTATTCTTTGTCAGGAACTTGCAAAAGCAAACACTACATTTCTAAGTAATATAAATCATTGGATTCTTAGCCCAAAAGCTGAGACTCAATATGAGTATATTGTTAAGACTTGTATTTCTAACAGAGGTCACAGCTTGTTGAAATAATAATGCCTAGACCATCAACACAAATAAAAAAACTAGCTTTTATCTGTGCTAAGTGTTTCAATGACAAAGCAGATAAATTAGCATGGTTTTTTGGTAGTACCCTTTTCAATGAGTCATTACTCTGTCGAACTTGTTGGAAAGGTCAATTTAATTTATTGGCAGAGAAAGAGAGAAAGGAATGGGCTTTTTATGATAATAAAAAACCAAGAAAAGATTGCTGAAATAAGTCATTTGATTCCACCGAATCTAAATATGTTTGGTGTATCAGCAGAACAAAATGACAAAGTTCTGAGAAAGATTTATGGATTGCAATTAAAGAAGATGAGACTAATGCGTGGCTATACTCAGACAAGAGTTGCAAAAGCAATTTCTGTCACATTTCAACAAATTCAAAAATACGAGAAAGGTGTAAATGCTGTAAGTATTATGAATGAGTTGAAATTAGCTGAATTTCTAAAGTGTGATAGAAACTACTTTGTTCAGCCAATTACTGAGAATGGTCATAAATTTTTAACAAAGAGAGGGAATGGACATGACGATAATAAAGAGTAAAGATAAACATGGAAACCAAATAGAGTTCAATCCAAAAGGTAGAGGAGCAAGATATACTGTAAATGGATTGAAGAAGAAAGGAGTCACTACAATCATAAGCGAAAGATTTGGTAAAGGTGCTTTAATGTGGTGGTCAGAAAATTGTGTTTATGAAGCTATTAAACAGCTAATGAAACATGATAAAAAACCTGTAGATGAGATCCAACAGTTTGAAGATAATCTTAAATACAGAGTCAAACAAATAAAAGAAAATGCTATGCACATTGGAACAAATATGCACTCTTTAGCTGAAGATTATATCTTAGGTAAAGAAGTAATTGAACCAGCATCAGAACCTCTTAAAACGATGTTTTCTAAATTTAAGAAGTTTTGGGATAGCAAAAAAATCAAAGTAGTTGAGACAGAAAAAACATATTACTCAAAAGAGTTAGATGTTTGTGGAACTCTTGATTGCCTTGTTAAGTATAAAGGAAAGATTGGAATATTAGATTTTAAAACATCTAAAGATTTTTACCCTGATATGCCAATCCAAATTCATACTTATAGAAAATTGGTTGAAGATTCTACCAATTTAAAAGTAGAGTTCTTAGCAGTTATTAATATTCCAAAGGAGCCTGTTAAGGATGTAGAGATGAGGATATTTCAAATTAAGCCTAAGTATCTAAAAGGTTTTAAAGCTTGTAAATATCTCAATAGCTTAGAAGAAGATTTTAAGCAAAGAAACTTGGAATATAATAAACAGAGGAGCAACTAATGTCATATCAACAACAACAAAAGAAACCTTTTTGTGCTTTATCTATGAAGATGTACGCAACAGGTAAATCAGCACCTAAGTTTGAATTTAAGGCTAGTGCTGAAAGTTTATTTGTTTGTAGTTTAACAAAGAAAAAGTACAAACTATCACAGGTCAATGAATGGTATCTTAGCCCTGAAGTTCAAAAATTTCATAAAGAGGGTTATAGGGCTAAATGGTATGCTAAAACTGAACACAACGAGAATCCTAATAAGTACAGTAAGGGAGAAACTAATCTTGTTGTAAGTTTAATTATGATTAAAGCATCCAAACCTCAACCTAATGTAGATGGTATAAAACCAATCGCACAAGCAATTCCACAGGTGCAACAGCAACAAGTAGAGATTGCTAGGAAGCAACCTGAAGAATCTTTTGATGATGATATACCATTTTAATAAACTAAAAGAAAAACTAGGTATGTGGTCGCTATATTACCGAGAGGGTATAGTCGGCTTCATACTTGGTTTTATAATAGGAGTAATATTGTTATGAAACAATTAGAGTTGGAATATCCAGCACATAATTTTACAGACACAAGTAAATCAGCATGGGTTAATAAAAAAGATAAACTGACAAAAAGAGAACAAGTTTATGAGTATGTTAAGACTCAGGCTTCAACAAATTATGAAATATCTGATGAGTTGGAAATGCCATTATCAAGTGTTTGTGCAAGATGCAGAGAATTACAGCTTCTTGGATTAATTGAAGATAGTGGAAGAAGAAAAGAAACACCTTATGGTAAAACAGCGATAGTATGGCAAAAAAAAGACCAACAGTAGCAGAGAAAAAGTGGATGCAACAAGTAGCTGATTATGGATGTATAGCTTGTGAGAAAGATGGATTAAATGTTCCAGCAGAGATACATCATATCAGAAAGCATACAGGAATGGGTCTGAGACCATCACACACGAGCATTTTGCCATTATGTAGTGTCCACCATAGGACAGGTAAAATATCTGTTCATTTGGGCAAAAAAGCTTTTGAGTCTAAATATGGAACAGAAGAACAATTAGAAAAACAACTGAGAGAGAGGATAGAACAATGGAACGCAATAGTGGGTATTTTTTAGTATGGAGAAAGATTTGGAAATCTCCTGTATTTAAGAATCTAAAACAATGTGCAATATGGATATATATGATTAGTCAGGCAACTCACAGAGATAAGACCCTGAACTTTTTAGACAATAAGGTATTTGTTAAAAAAGCTGAGTTAATATTTCCATTGAGAAAAAATGCTGAGATTTGGGGTATTACATATTCTGAGATGCGTACTTTCATTAAAAGGTTAAAGAATAGGAAGATGATCAATGTGAGGATTCACCACCTTTTACCCAGCCAAAACCACCCCAGCAGAAAAGTAAGTATAATTGAGTGCTTAAATTATGACAAATATCAATACCTAGAGGATGTGCAACCACCTGAACACCAGCTATCGCCTGATACTAATACACATAATACTAATACCAATATTAGTATAGGGTCAATCAAGGATGTGAATAATGGGTATAAAACTGTTGGGTCTTGGGGAGAGTATAATATTGTTGAAAAACAAGGCAAACAGTATTTGAAACACAAGTGGAAAGATGAGCCAATTAAGGAATATCAATGAGAGCAATATTAAGAATATTCCGCTATGCTAGAAAAAGATTGATAAAGCTATCATTAGAAAATAAAATGCTAAAAACCCAGCTTGAATATTATAGAGCAATAATTGAATCAGATATACATAGAAAACATTAGATGGTTAAAAAGAAGTCAAAGTTCAGACATATTTCAATAGATAAAAAAAAATATTATTTTTATGAGATTAAGTGGTGGGATATTTTAGGAGACTCAGGACACGCAAATTCTAAAGAGTTCAATCTAATGAAACCAGCTTTGATGACTACAACAGGTTATGTTTATTCTAAAGACAAAAAACATCTCAAAACATTTGCTAGTTACGATGAAAATGAAGAAAGCTTTAGTGATAGAAATGTCTTTCCTATCGGTTGCATTAAGGAGTTAAAAAAGATAGAGATATAGGATTATGAAATCCGACATAAATAAGGCAGAAAAAAAGAAACAAATAGGCAGACCACATAAAGCTATTGATGAAAAAATATTAGCAAATTTAAGTCAAATAGGATGCACACAAGAAGAAATAGGTAGCATTGTTGGAATATCAGCAAGAACATTACAGAGGAGATTTGCCGATTTATTAGAGGTTAATAAAAA